CCCATAGATATGAAAAATTTAACAGAAGAACTTAAACCGATGCCTGCACCGATTTAAGTTCTTCTGTTATATTTTTCATATCTATGGGTGTGAACAATTAATATCTTACAGGAATATAATTACCTGCTCGTGTCGTGCAACCTCTATTTGATACGCATGAGGTCATTACACTTAATAATATCAATAGTATAAACGATATTGATACTATCTTTGCAAAGACTTTAAAGCTACTCGCTCTTCTCATTGCTTTTATCTTATTTATTCTGAGCTTCACTCTTTGCCATTTGCTTAAGCTTCTAACTGCATCTTCATATGTCCAAAATACATTTACTCTGTTGGTTACTGTGTGTACTTTTGTGATTGTTGTGTACAATCCCGTTTGTGTTTCTCTAATTTCCATCTGTTTTATTTTAAAGGTTATTATTAATTAATTGTAAGCTTCTTGCGATCCCTCGGTCTGCTCTTCTAAACTTGTAAATTGTTTTTGCCTGTGCCCAGGAGCAACCTGATTCGTTCATGATATCGGTTACTATCTCACCAAACATTTTCTTTCTGCTCTCTTCTCTTTGAGCAATCAATGCACCAAGTTCTCCCACTTGAATGCGTATTCTTTTACGTTTTCCCATTTGTTTTTATTTATCTGTTATTAAATGTTTTACTATTGTTATTACGCACCCGATTGAAATTACAATCATAAGTACCTCTGCTATTAATGTTGCCATTTGTTTAATTGGTTTTAGATTAATATTTGTTTTAATAAATACAAATAATGTAGAGTCGGTGTGTAACGGCTTAGTCTTTATTTTCCGCACCTGTTGTATGGGTAAACCATTTTATTACCATTCATACAATCTACACTATTCATATTTTAAATAGATACGGCACAAGGAGTCGAACCTCGTGCCGTTAGTTTATTTCTTATGTACTCGTTTCTCTTTCGTTTTACAACATAGACTCTTCACTTGCTAGGTGTGTCTGTCTATCTGTTCTAGTAATTGCGAGAGGCAATTTTACGGCTCTCTACTATATCGAAACAATATAGTTCACTCTATGCTTTTGGGTAGTCTTGATACTTCACCCATACATAGCCTCCACCTCATACAATTTGGTGGGTAATCAGTTATCTAAATACGACAGCCGTAGGCGTTGCCATACGTGTACAAGGTGTTTTGATAGCCTAGCCTTTGGCATAGGTTACCCCTTGAGGTGCTTTGTATTACGTTGTAATTTTTACGTGCTTGAATATTCGTTTTGAGTTTCATCTTGAGTTTAATAAGGGCATAAGATACCCTTGTGTCGTATAGGTGCCGACTCTCTTTATCTACTAACTAACAATAGAATTGTTTCAAATATTCAATATTTCAAAGAACGAGATTAAAAAAACTTTTACGATTGTACGCTTTGCGATACAAAAACATTTTTAAAATCCTACCTTTAAAACGTACGCTTTGCGATACGCTAAATAGGTGCAATTTTAGAGACTTTTTTTGTCTTTAGTAACCCCTCAAAAAATGATTTTTACAACGCCCTAAAGACGTTTAAAGGGGTTTTTGTTGTTAACTTATGCGTTAACCAATTTTGCCGAAATTATAGCCTTTAAAGACGTTTCAAAATCAAGCCCTTTATCAATTTGCATTTTTGTAATTTTTTGAATTAGTTGTTCAAAGTAGTACACTACAAAAGAACCTTTATAAGTACGTACCGCATCAGATAATAAAGGCAAAAATTTAGCTTTGTTCTTTTCAGCCGTTAAAAAATTGATAGCTTTTTTACATTCGTTTTGGTATGCAATATTTTCATGTGACTTTGTGTTAACATTGTCTAATTTAGCCGTTCTTTTTACTTCAATTAAGCAAAGTAAAGCATTCGTTTTGTATGCGTTTTTTTCTGTTTTACGTTTCGCACTTTGCACGTTGGCAAATTGCGGGTTCAATGCACGTTTTTTGGCTTGTTCTAATTTTTGGGCGGTTGTTAATGGTTTACGTGTCACCACTTTTTTAGGCGTTACTTTTGCCGTTGATACTACATTTTTTACTGAGTTTGTTTTTACTGCATTTTTCATTATATACATTATTAAATTGGTTCGGCATTATTGCCAAGACAAATGTACAACTAAATATTCAATATAAACTAATTATTTAAAAGTTATTTTTATTTATTTTTTAGATCTTTTTAATTGAGCTTTTAAAATGAGTAGTTAAATTGTTGATTGTCAGCGTTTTAAGTTTTTTAGTGAACGCCTGGAATTCAAAAAAATAATTTAAAATAATTTAAAATAAATTTAAATTTATGTTTTAATAGTGTTTTTTTTGGCGTTTTAATACGTATAAAGGTTAGAGTATATTAAAAATTAAGACGTGGTTAACCCTGTCTTTATCTTTGTGTAAACTAAAATAAAAGATACAAAGGTTTGTTAATACGGCTAAATTTTGGTGCGGTGGTGGTGCGGTGGTGGTGCGGTGGTGGTGGTAGTGGTGCGGTGGTGGTGGTGGTAGTGGTAAAAAGCTAAAAAAATGTAGGGATAAAAAAATGTTTTAAATTGCACCCCCCCATCGAAAAAAAAAGATCTTTTCCTGGAGCAATGATCGCTGTATATTATATTATTACCCAGAGCCTCTATACACATAATATATATTTTGTATATTTGCTATATGGAATCATGGGTGTTAGAAATACAGAACAGACTTGCTATAGGATTTGCTATAGGATTTAGTGTTTTTAATAAAGATGAGGAGTATGACTATGGAGAGTTCGTACTTTATTTAGGAATAATAAGTTTACATTTTAAATGGCAGTAATATGATTAGTAAAAAACCAATAATGAAAGAGTATATGTCTTCACGCAACAAACATGAAATGGATGGAAGTGGAAACTATTATGAAATAGGAATTTCAAAATTAGCTAGGTTAAAAGACTCAAACTATCGTTCTAAGAAAATTAATATGATAGCAGATGGAGTTGAATTAGCTGAAACTAGAAAAAACTTTTTTAGTATTTACAAATAAATTTTCCCACAATTAGTTTTGTGTTTCTCAGGAAGAGGGGTTAAACTTTATGTTTGCCCCTTTTTTGTGTCGTGTTATGTCGATTTGGTGTCGATTTTAGGTTTGAGTAAGTCCTTACTGTCATTGGGTTTAATTAACTTTGTGTCGATTATGTCGATTATTTTCTAACTTAACAGGGAAAAGAAAAATAAGAGTATAGTAAAAGTATATATATATATAGGGAAAAATAAAATCGACATGCGACATGTTATATTATTATTGTATATTTGCATAGAAATCAAATCTAATTACATATGAATCCAAAAGAATTATCCTTCGATCAAGAAGGGAGAGATAAACTATTAAGCGGAATCACTAAAATTTCCAAAGCAGTTAAAAGTACACTAGGGCCACTTGGCAAGACGGTGTTAATTGAATCACAGAATCATACGGGAGGAATAACCATTACAAAGGATGGGGTTACGGTTGCTAAGTCTATTGACTTAGAGGATTCTGTAGAGAACTTAGCGATTACTATGATGAAAGAGGCTGCGGACAAGACTGCTACTTCTGCGGGAGATGGGACTACAACGGCTATTGTTTTGACTGAGGCTATTGTAAAAGAGGGAATGCGTTTAATACAACGCAACCCAGACATCAACACCACACAGCTCATTCGTGATATTAAGATAATTTCTGATAATATTATAAGTACTTTAGGTAAATCTTCAAAGAAAGTTACCGGTAAAACACTTCAGCATGTAGCTAGTATTTCTGCAAACAACGATAGTGTAATTGGAAAAATGATTTCTGATGCGTACAAGGAGTTGGGTAATGATGGGGTTCTGACTGTTGAGAACAGTAAAACAGAGCAGACGTATTACGAGGTTACTAAGGGAATTAAGATTGACAGGGGATATTCTTCCAAGTTATTTATTAATAACCACAGGAACGATGAGTGTATCTTAGATGATGTTTATGTTTTGATGACTGACATGGAGATAACTAATATTCTTCAGATTGAGAATATACTAAAGCCTATTATAAACCAAAACAAAAAACTTTTAATCATAGGTAACTGCGCACAGAATGTAACGAATACATTGGCTGCAAATGTTATTCAGAATAATTTAAAGCTTTGTAATATTATACCACCATCATTTGGATACAAAACAAATGAGTTGATGTCAGACATATCGTTAGCGATTGGCGCAAAGTATTTCAGCGAGTCACAGGGAGATAACATTGGGATGTTGACAATGGAAGATTTAGGTCATGCTGATAAGATTATTGTCGGTCAGAGTTCTACTGTAATTATGAATAGTGATGACAGCAGTAATGATGCTTTAAATAGAATTGAGGAATTAAAAGTTCAAAAGGAAAACAATTCAAACAAAAGGGAAAGAGATTTTATTTCTGAGCGAATTGCTTTGTTGTCTGGAGCTGTAGGAGTTATTTATGTTGGAGCTAATTCTGAGATAGAAAGAAAAGAAAAGTATGATCGTGTAGAAGATTCTGTTTGTGCTGTTAAGTCAGCAATTGAAGAGGGAATATTACCAGGAGGTGGAATTGCTTTGTTGCGTGCTGCAGAAAATTTAGAAGAAGGAAATGCAAATGATGTTATGTATGGAGCTTTAGTTTCACCATTAGAGCAAATACTAACAAATGCAGGTGAGGATGTAAAAGAAATAAGAGATAAGATTTGTAGTTGTGCAAATGTTCCTGTAAATTTTGGTTACGATGTTAAGAATAAAGTTTTCGGAGACATGTACAAAATGGGAGTTATAGATCCTGCTAAGGTTACCAAGAACGCATTAAAGAATGCGGTGAGTGTAGCAACAACAATCTTAAGTACCAATGCAATCGTAACAATGAAAAGAAAATAATTATGGAAAAATTAGGAGACAACATTATGATAAGCGAAAAAGCTTTAGTTTCAACAATAAAGAGTTTTTTACAAAACGATACTACAATGGTAGATGGATGGAAGTCACCATTTTTTGATGATGAACATTGGGATAATGTTAAAAATGATTCTGAAAAATTAGGAAAACTAATAATAAGAGAAATAAAATTTCAAAATAGTCTTGTATGAAAGCAGTAGGAAAGTACATTGTAATTACAGAGATAGTTGAACAACATAAAACTGAGTCAGGAATATTACTTACTTCAGATGATAGTAACCAGCTAAGATACAAAAAAGGATTGATAGTTGTCCCAGGTACAGATGTAAGTGTTGTCAGTAAGGATGACGTTGTGTTTTATGATAAGAACGCAGGTCATAAGATGATGCTAAACGAAGAAATGGTAACAATTATAAATGAAAGAGATATTGTAGTAGTTCTCTAATATTTTATACATACACTAATTAATCTGTAAAGAAAATCGAAAAATCTTTACAGATTTTTTTTTATCTCTTGATTCATTTTTTTAATTATCTTACGATAAACTTTTTGAGAATAATCTGCATTGGGGTCAAACATAGGGTTAGCTCTTCTGTGTTCTGACACAGTTTCCTCCATGTTTAACTTCTTATAAATTGAAAGGCACATTCGTTTTCCGGCATAACTAACTTCATACAGTTTACCTTCTCTACCTTTTCTTTCTCTCCAAACAACAATCCATTTTTCTTTAAGCAATCGGTCAAAGCATCTTGCGTCCCAAGACATAATTTCCATATATTCTTCAAAATCTTTTCGTTTAAAAAAACCTTCGCTATATAAAAATAACATCATTTCAATGTCCGCAACACCTAAGCCATACTTGGATTTAGCCCATTGCCTTACTACTTTCCAATACTTTAAATAATCATGTTTGGGGGTGTGTGGTGTTCTAAATTTCATTTAATTAAATTTGTATCTTTGCAATATACAATTTTTATTATGGCGTTAAGCAGAACTGCTAAATTTTACCGAGATAACCCTGATGCAAGAAAAAAACATCGTGATTATCAAGCTAAGTATAACAAAAAAAAATCTTCAATAAAGAAAAGAGTTGCGGACAATAGAGAGAATAGAAGACTTGGTACGTATGGTAATGGTGATAAGCTTGATGTTTCTCACAAAGGAGGTCGTATTGTATTGGAAGCTCAAAGTAAAAACAGAGGAAGCAAGAAAAACACAGCAGGAGATAAAAGAGCTAGGGGAAAAAAGGGAAAAGGAAGAAAAAATAAAGGTAATACAGGGGGTAAATAAAAAAAATAAAACTATGGGATGCGAATCAGTAAAAGATCCAAAGAAAAGAAAGCAATGTGAAGAAGCTAATAAGCAATTAAACGCTCACGTGGCTAAAGAGAAAGCTGAAAGCAGTTTTAATAATCAAAATTTTGAAATGCTTGCTGCTAAAAGAGCTAAACGAGAGGCTTTAAACGCAACTCCTAAAGCATTAAAAGAAAAATAATGGGATTAGGAGCAGCTATAGGAAACGGAATACCTTTTCAAGATAAAAGAAACGAGGATATACCAGAAACCTGTTTTATTCTTACAGAAGTAGGAGATGATTTTTGCGAAGCAGAAACAGTAACAGGTGATAGTAGAATGATTCCAGAATTATGTTCGTAAAATAAATAAAAATGGCAAATATAAAATTTTCACAATTTGAATTAAAAACAGATCAAGCAGATGTAGACTACTTGGTAGGATACACAGCATTAGAAAATGTTCAAATAGAACCTGAAAAAGTAGGTGTTAGGTATGATTTAACTGGGGAACAAGTTGATACAGATGATTATAAAATTGAATTAACAGATAGTAATTCAGTAGTTGACATAGTAAAACTTGAAGCAGGAGATAACATTGTTTTAACAGACATGGGTACTAATACAGTAAAAATTGACACAAAAAGAGGGTCAGTATATACTGTAACAGGGACATTTCAAAACATGTTTGGAGGAAGACCAGATCTTTTTGGAGATACACTAGAGTTTGGAATTTCTTCAGCACCAGCAGTTAGTCATTCATCTGTATTAGTTATACCAGTTGCGGCTAAATTAATTGGAATTAGCTATAAGTGGACATCATCTGTAGCTGTAACTGCAATTCCAGCTGATGCATTATATGAAATACAGGTTAGAGCTATGACAAATACAAGTGGAGCTACTACAGATGCTGCAAGCTATGCAGCAGCTGGTACAATTATAGGGGGTCTTAACTTAACATCTAATGATAATGGTAATTTTCCATTTAAAAGTGCAGTAACAAATATTAATTTTCCAGCAGGATCAATTATTAACGTATCTGGAGTAGAAGCAGCAGGGGCAATTCCAACAAGTAACTCTGAAATGGAAGTAGTTCTTACTTTTGAAACAACAACTTTTTAAAATAAATAAATTATGGAAAGAGATTTAAAAAACCCATTATCACCAAGCACAGAACCAAGTTTTAGAACAGCGTTTTCAAGTGCAAAAAAATCAGGTAAAAAAGCATTTAACTGGAAGAATAAAAACTATACTACTGAGACTGCTGAAGAAAAAGCGCAAAAATTGAAGGACTCAGGAAATTATTCGAAACTTACTAAAGAAACTGATAAAGCTACGTATAATTATTTTAAAGCAGTTGGAGTTGAAAGTGATCCATTAGGAAATAATTTACAAAAATCTACTAAAGAAATATATGATTCTTACACAAACGTTGGAAATAATGGTCTAGAGGGTGGTAAAAAAACAAAATACGGAAGAAATAAAAAATAAGTAATGGCAACACCAAGGAAAGGTAAAGCTAAAGTAAAAATCACCTCAACGGGTAAAAAGGTTAGCTACGGACAGGCAGGTGAAGCAAAAGGTGGAGGCCCAAGGGTAAGACCAGGGACATCTAAAGGAGATAGCTATTGTGCTAGAAGTTTAGGAATAAAAAAAAGAGTTTCTGCTAAAAAAAGAAACGATCCTAATACTCCAAACAACCTATCTCGAAAGCGATGGAAGTGTTCTGGAGCTAAATCAAGAAAATAAAATAGTTGTATATTTGTAAAACAGAAAAAAAAATAAATGGGAAAAATTTTAGTAAGATTAGGTTTTTGGATGCAAGAAGTATGGTGCAAGTTTCAATGCAAGTGGAATTGGTTAGTAAACAAAATTATGTTTAAAGTTAATTCTTGTCCTCAAAAACTATGTACTTGTAAAAAATAAATTTGAAATGAAATCAAAAGGATTAGGAGATACAATAGAAAAAATAACAAAGGCAACAGGGGTAAAAGCTGTTGTTGACAAGATAAGTGAGGTAACAAAAAAACCTTGTGGCTGTGGTCAACGAAAAGATAGCTTAAACAGAATGTTTCCTTACAATAATTAAAAAATGGCATATCAAAAATTACAAGCAGGTAGAGCAGCATTAGTTGTTCCAAGTGACACAGAACAAATTCCAAGTGTTACAGGGGGAAATAACAATGGATGCGCTTTATACATAGGATTACCTGGAAACATTAGAGTCAAAACAGTAGGAGGCGATGATGTTATTTTTACAGGAGTCTATGCAGGGCAATTTTTCCCGGTAAATGTATTACAGGTATTTGACACAGGTACAACAGCAGGAGAAATAGTAGCGTTATGGTAGAATATACTCAAGACAATAGCGCATTATTAAACTTAGAAGTAAATTACATACTTATAAGGGAATGATTTCTATGCAGGATATAAAAATATATGCTTTAAATTTTCTAACGATTAGCCTGTCTTTTACTGAAATAGAAATGGCCTTAAAATTAATTCTATTAACGGCTTCTATAGTTTATACGGCTCAAAGAATATGGATTAATTATAATGGAAAGAAAAATAAATAAAGTAATCATTCATTGTTCAGCAACTCCACCTAAAATGGATGTAGATGCAGAAATGGTAAATGGATGGCATTTAAAAAATGGGTGGTCAGGTATTGGCTACCATTTTTTCATTAAAAGAGATGGTCAAATCGAACTAGGTAGGCCAATAGAACGCTCAGGAGCGCACACAAAAGGACAAAATAGCAATAGCATAGGAATATGTTATGCAGGTGGAGTAGATTCCGAAATGTGTCCAGAAGATAATAGAACGAATAAACAAAAAGAAAGTTTTATTTTATTATTAAAATTTTTAAAAAACATATTTCCTAACGCAGTTATACATGGGCATAGAGATTTTTCATCTAAAGCATGTCCAAGTTTTGATGCAACTAAAGAATACAAAATATTATGAAAAAAATATGGGAATGGTTAAGTGGAAACGTAATCAAAGAAGTTGGTAATGTTCTTGATGAACTTATAACAACAGATGAAGAAAGGCTTGTTGCTAAACAAAAAATTCAAGAAATATTAGAGAAAGCAGATACAGATGCTCAAAAACAAGTTAGTGAACGCTGGAGGTACGACATGCAAAGCGATTCTTTCTTGTCTAAAAATATCAGGCCGATGGTTTTAATATATTTAACAGTAATATTTACTGCACTATGTTTTACAGATGGAAATATAGGAGATTTTGTAATATCAAAAGAATACATTCCAATTTTTCAAACATTGTTAGTTACAGTATATGGAGCTTATTTTGTTGGAAGAAGTTGGGAGAAGGCTTCAAAGAAAATTAAAGAATAATTATTACCTTTGCATAACAACCATAATTTAATAAAATGAAAAATTTAAAGAAAGCAGAACTAGAAAATTTACAAACTTTGAACTCAGATTTTGTAAATTTAAAAACTCAACTAGGTGATTTAGAATTACAAAAACATTTAGTTATTGAAAAAGTGCAACTCATAAGAACGGAGTTTGCAAAACTTGAAAAAGACCTTGTAGGTAAGTATGGAGAGAATACTACCATTAATCTACAAACGGGTGAAATAAAAGAAAAAGAAAAAGAAAAAGAATAAGATGGCAAAAATCAGCAATACTACATCATACCCTGGACAATCTCCGATTGAAGGGGCAGATTATTTAATTGGAACAGCAGCAAACTCTAGTCCAATTGCAAAACAAACAAAAACTTTTACAGTACAAGGTATTGCTGATTTTGTTATTGAATCAGCATTTGATGGTGTTTCTTATAGACTACCTATTTTTACTGCTTCATCTTCAGGTCTTGAATCTGTTAAGGTAGTAAATTCATTATTTTATCAAGATACAGCTTCATTGGGAGGAACTCCTACTGAAGTTCTTGGTACAACCGTTACTTTAAATAACGGAGCAGGAGTAGGTTCATTAATAGTGGCTCAAAATATTACTGCAGGATCAAATTTAACAATAACAGGTAACTCTGCTTTAGCAGGAACATTATCTGTAGGAGGAAATACATCACTAGGAACTGATGATACTACTGAAGCAACAATAGAGTCAGTTTTAAATATTCAAGGGCCTGTAAAAGATTCAACAGGTACTTTAGGAAATTCCGAACAAGTTTTAGTTTCAAAAGCTGACGGTCAATTATTTTGGGAAAACTTTCAAGGTTCAGGATTAGAATATCAATCTGCTTGGAATGCTTTAACAAATACACCGACATTAGGAGATCTTCTTACAATACCTGCTAACACAGGAAAATACTGGATAGTTTCAGTAGCAGGAACAACTCCATTAACAGATGCCGCAGGTGGAACAATAACAGATTGGGAAGCAGGTGATTGGGCAATTATTTCTGAAGATATTTCAGGAAATGTTTTTTGGGATAAAATTGATAACTCATCTGTATTAACAGGTCAAGGAACAACAGGAAATATAGCGATATGGACAGCACCAAGAATGCTTGGTGATGCTCCAATAAAATTAGGAACAGGAGCTTCATCTTTAAGGTTTAACACTTCAGGAGACACAACCGGTGCAAATGCAAGTGCTTTTGGAAACGGTAGTTCAGCGGCAGGAGACAATTCTTTTGCAGCAGGGGATAGTTCAGCTGCAAATGGAAATTTTTCAGTTGCTCTAGGTAATCAAACAACTGCAACAGGGCTGGCTTCATTGTCTATGGGTCTTGATGCTGTAGCAACAGGAAATTATTCAGTTGCAATGGGAGATAGTGCAACTTCAGTAGGTATTTCCTCTATATCTTTAGGACAAAGTACAACATCAACAGGGCTTCAATCATTAGCTACAAATAAAGGTACAACATCAACAGGAGATTTTTCAGTTGCAATGGGAGACGGTTCAGAGTCAATAGGTATTGGTTCATTCTCTATGGGTAAAGACTCAATTTCAACAGGAGATTATTCAGTTGCAATGGGAGAAATAGCTCTTTCAGCAGGAGATAAATCAATAGCAATTGGTTCAATAGTTGATGCTGAAGCTCTTAAATCAATAGCAATTGGTTCAAACAATACTAGTAAATCAGATAAATCCATATCATTTGGTAATGATAACATAGCAGGTTCTACAGGAAATGGAGAATCAATAGCAATTGGTTCTAACAACACGTCTATAGGAGGTGGTTCTGCAGTATTAGGAAACGGTAATATCGCATCTGCATCAAGTGGAATAGCAATAGGAGCTGGTAATACTGTATCTGCAGATAATTCATATGCAATTGGTAAAACAAATGTAAATGCTGCAACTGGTGCATTTGTTGCAGGTATTAGTAATAATGTAAACTCAAGTTCTGCAGGTGCAATAGCGATAGGAGATACAAACACGATATCCGCAGCACACGCAATAGCAATAGGAGATACAAATATAGCATCCTCAGCAGACGCAATAGCAATAGGAGATACAAATACATCTTCTGCAGCAGATGCAGTATCAATTGGTAAAACAAACACAGCTTCAGGGGTATCTGCAGTAGCAATAGGATTAGGTACTACCTCTTCAGGAGTTTCTTCTATAGCTTTAAATAACTCTACAGTAGCTTCAGGAGATAATTCTTTTGCTTCAGGATTTGAATCAACGGTAACAGGTGACTCAAGTACTTCAATGGGGTATAGGTCAGCTGTAGTAGGTGATTATGCTTTTGGAGCAGGATTTGGAGCAGAAACAAACGGAGAAGGAGCTATTGCGTTAGGATATAACGTGGAGGCAGGTTCAGCAAATACTGTTGCGATAGGAAGTGAAATAAATGCTGATGACCCAAAAACAATAGGTATAGGTCATGGACATGTAGTTAATGGAAATAATACTATTGCAATTGGTAATGATTTACAAAGTTTTTCTTTTAGAGAAACAGTATTAGGTTCATTTAATGAAGATGCATCAGGTACACAATCTAAATCTGCATGGGTATCTTCAGAAAGAATTCTTACTGTTGGTAACGGAGAAAATGTTGGTTCTAAAAGCAATGCTTTAGTATTATTAAAGTCAGGAGATTTACAATTACCTAGTTATGGTTTAGGAACTATTACAGGCACAGCAACATATAATTTATCTATTACCTCAGATGGTAAAGTCATAGAAACTCCTTTAGGTACTGGTGGCCCAGGAATTACAGGAAGTGGTACTGTAGGTCGCATAACTAAATGGAGTGGGGCTACTTCTGTTACAGAATCAGTACTGTTAGAAAGCGGTTCTAGTGTAGGAATTGGAACTACAGAGTTTTCAGCTCCTAATTTAGGAGGTATAGTTCCTATATTAGCAATAGGAGATGTTGCAGGGGGTATACTACAATTAAAAGACACTACAGCAAATACATCGGCAGGTGACACCCTAGGTGCAATACAATTTGTTTCTCAATTTACAAGTGGTGGATTTGCAGCAGCAAACATAAAAGCTATAGCACATAATAATGCAAGTGGAGGTGCAAGTGGAGGTGCGGATTTAGTTTTTGAAACTTCTGAAGGAACAACAGCAGCTGTTCCTACAGAGAGAATGCGTATCGCCTCTAAAGGCAACGTTGGTATCGGGACGACTGATCCTAGTACAAAACTTAACGTAATAGGTTCTGGTAATATAGGTGGATCAAACTTAGCTAATTCTTATATGTTAGCGGGAACTGTATCTAACGGTCTTGGTATAGATCGTAATGAAATCGCTTCCAAAGGAGGAGTGTTGCAAATTGGTACTCTAGATGTTAAAGACTTTATAATCAAGACTAATGGTACTGAAAGAATCCGAGTGAGTGGTACTACGGGGCAAGCTAAATTTGAAGAGAAGATTTTAATCAATTCTGCAACTAATACCATAGGAGAAATAAATTCTACAGGAGGGTCTTTTACTGTTAACGCAACAGGAGGAGATCAGAGTGTACGTCTTGCTATATTAGGTGAAAATAAGTTAAGTGTTCTTCAAGATGGAACAGTCTCAATTGCTTCTATAGGAGTAGATGATAATCAACCTCTACTTACAGTAAATGGAGCTGTTAAGATTGGCAATAGTTTCCAAGGTAATGGTTCTGCCTACGCTACGGCTGAGAATGCAGGAACAATGAGGTACCTAGAAGGCCCTAATGTTAGCGTTGTAGAAATGGTTATGAAAATTAGCCCTACATCTTATGGATGGGTTGAAATAAAACGAAATAATTATTAATATTTTAAATATAAAAGATAAATAATGGCAATTTACAATTGGGAAATACCCACAATGAATGCTCATATTCAATCAGAAGGTCAAGACAATGTAATATACACAGTACATTACAGGTATGTAGGAACGGAAGAGTCTGATGGTGTTACTTATACAGAAAGTATTATAGGAACTGAAAGCTACACATATACGGAAGGAGATCCTTTTACACCTTATGCAGATACTGAAGCATTTCAGAATGTAGTTATAGGATGGTTAGAAGGTTCTTTAGATGTAGAGCAGATGCAAGCAATTATTGCTGCGAGTATACAGTCTCAAATTACACCAGTTAATGAAGATTTAGCATTTACATGGCAAGATTAAAATAAAATTAAATTAAATCAAATGGATATAAGAAAAATTTCAGTAGGAGCAGACTACAAGTCTAGTGCTATGCACTATATATTAGGTCAAGATATTTTAAACGGAAATTATTGCATACATTTGATAAAGCATATAGAAGAAAACAATTCTATAAAAATTTGGATTGAAAACAAAAAAGAAGAAGTATTCCTTTGGAAAGAATTTAATTCTAATATGCCAATATCAATTGAATATAATATAAATTTTGAATGAAATCACCTTTTAGCTTTATTGTAAAACCATACAATAACAAAAGGTATGACAACACTATAAAGATTGGAAATGTTAATTTAATAACAAGTTCGTCTAAAGAAGATCATACCGTATCAAATCGATATGCAATAGTTGTAGAAACTCCAATCAATTACACAGGCCCTATAAAGCCAGGAGACACCCTTTTAGTGCATCATAATGTATTTAAGTACTACAATGATATGCAGGGTAGAGAAAAGAGCGGAAAAAGCTTCTTTAGAGATGATTTGTTTTTTATAGACAACGATCAGTTTTTTATGTATAAGCAAGATGAAGAATGGAAAGCTCATTCTAAATACTGCATGATTAAACCTATTGAAAAAAACAACAATCATTATCTTAAAACTCATGCAGAAGAAGAGCCATTAATGGGCTTAGTTAAGTATCCTAATGAATACCTAATTAGTAAGGGCATTAATAAAGGTGATAAAGTTTCATTTCAACCCAATAGTGAATATGAATTTAATGTTGATGGAGAAAAACTATATAGAATGTTTGATAGTAATATAACAATAATATTATAAGCATGGATGTAGATAAAATTAAAATACAGATTATAAATGCTGGAGAAAAAGCAGTTCAACAACTAATTAAAGTAGCTGAAGAACAAATAATAAAATACGGAGAAGATGATGAGTTAGCTGCAGATAAACTAAAGAATGCAGCAGCTACAAAAAAACTTGCAATTTTTGATGCTTTTGAAATATTATCTAGAATTGAATTAGAAAGAGGTATGATTCAAAAAGACAATCAAATAACAAAAGGCTCTGAGTTTAAGGGTTTTGCTGAAGGAAGGTCAAAATAATGTACAAACAAACATTATACAAAATACTCGACAATGTAATACCTGCTAAGGTGTTAAAATCTTACAATAAATCTAAGAAATGGAAGTATGGGTATAATAAAGAGTTTGATATAGTTGTTATTTCTAAAGACGGCACGATTGATGAAGTATATGAAATACAAAATTTAAAAATAGCTTTACCAAAAGAAAAAGATGTTTATCGTTTTGAAAATGATTATTGGGGTAAATTAGAGTATCCTAAAGAATTAGATAAAATAAAAAATGTATTCGATTGGGACGCTTATCCTGAAAGTTTTAAAGAAAAATGGTATGACTATATTGACAAAGAGTTTGAAAGAAGGGAAGAAGGTTTTTGGTTTAATAACAAAGGCATTTCTACTTATATTACTGGCTCTCATTACATGTACTTGCGCTGGACCAAGATTGATATTGGGCAGCCAGACTTTAGAGAGTCCAATAGATTATTCTATATATTTTGGGAGGCATGCAAAGCGGACATTCGTTCATACGGAATGTGCTATCTTAAAAACAGGAGGTCAGGGTTTAGCTTTATGTCCTCATCAGAACTCGTGCATACAGCAACCACCTCACGTGACTCACGTTTTGGTATATTGTCAAAAACAGGAGCGGATGCTAAGAAGATGTTCACCGATAAGGTCGTACCTATTTCCCTTAACTACCCGTTTTTCTTCAAACCAATCCAAGACGGAATGGACAGGCCGAAGACGGAACTTGCGTATAGAGTCCCAGCATCAAAACTTACCCGTAAGAAACTTGATCAAAATCAAGCCGCAACGGAATTGGAAGGTCTTGACACCACGATTGACTGGAAAAACACAGGGGACAACTCGTATGATGGGGAAAAATTAAGAATACTTGCTCATGATGAATCTGGTAAATGGGAAAGACCTGATAATATATTAAATAATTGGAGGGTTACAAAAACGTGTCTTAGATTAGGTTCTAGAATTATAGGTAAATGTATGATGGGAAGTACATCAAATTCTCTTGAGAAGGGTGGTGGTAATTTTAAAAAATTATATGAAGATTCCAATGTGGGAATACGAAACAAGAATGGTCAAACTAAAAGCGGTTTATATTCACTTTTTATCCCAATGGAATGGAATTACGAAGGTTTTATAGATGTATATGGTCATTCTGTTTTTGATAATCCCGAAAAAGATGTAGAAGCTCCTTACGGAGAGATTATAGAACAAGGAGTTATTGATCATTGGGAAAATGAAGTAGAAGGTCTTAAATCAGATCCTGATGGATTAAATGAATATTATAGACAATTTCCTAGAACAGAATCTCATGCTTTTAGAGATGAAAGTAAACAGTCTTTATTTAATTTACAAAAACTATATCAACAAATAGATTACAATGATTCTTTAATAAAGGATAGATTTGTAACAAGAGGTTCTTTTAGTTGGAAAAACGGAATAAAAGATACAGAAGTTATTTTTTCTCCAAACGATAGGGGTAGATTCTATGTTTCATGGACTCCTAATAAACAATTACAAAATCAATACTATTTTAAAAACGGAATCAAATATCCTGGTAACGAACACATGGGAGCTTTTGGATGTGATAGTTATGACATATCAGGTACTGTTGGTGGTGGCGGTTCAAATGGCGCATTACATGGTATGACTAAATTTCATATGGATGAAGGCCCTACTAATGAATTTTTTTTAGAATACATTGCTAGACCGCAAACAGCAGAAATATTTTTTGAAGATGTATTAATGGCATGTGTTTTTTATGGAATGCCAATTCTTATTGAAAATAACAAGCCACGATTATTATATCATTTTAAGAATAGAGGGTACAGGGGGTTTTCAATGAACAGGCCTGATAAAATATATACTAAACTTTCAAAAACAGAAAAAGAATTAGGTGGTATGCCTAACAGTTCTGAAGATATAAAACAAGCTCATGCAGCAGCTATAGAGTCTTACATTGAAAAACACGTTGGATTTGATTTATCAGGGGCTTTTAGAGACTCTGATTTAATAGGTTCGATGTATTTTATTAGGACTTTAGAGGACTGGGCAAGGTTTGATATTAACAACAGAACAAAATTTGATGCATCAATTAGTTCGGGTTTAGCTATAATGGCTACACAAAAGAACCTGTATCAACCCATTAAAAGGAAATCAAAAATAAAACTTAACTTTGCAAGATATGACAACAAGGGAAGTTATAGCCAAATTATACAATAAATGGAGGATGTAAAAATCACGTTAAATCCAACAGGATTTCCTAGTCAATTTGTTTCAGACAAAGAAAAGGATTCTTTAGAGTTTGGATTACAAATAGGACAAGCTATTCAATACGAATGGTTCAGAAAAGATGGTGGACAAAGTAGATTCTATAATCAATGGGCAGATTTCCATAGATTAAGATTATATGCTCGTGGAGAACAGTCAATTGCTAAGTACAAAAATGAACTTGCAGTAGATGGAGATTTAAGTTATTTAAATTTGGACTGGACTCCTGTTCCTATTATACCAAAATTTGTAGACATTGTTGTTAACGGAATGGCTGACAGAGTGTTTAAGATAAACGCTTATGCTCAAGATGGAATGTCACTTGAAAAAAGAAGTGAATATCAAGTTTCTTTAGAAAAAGATATGTTGGCAAAACCTGTTATGAAACAGGTTCAAGATTCTTTAGGTATAAATACCTTTGCAACTTCCGAACAAGAAGTTCCAAATTCTTCAGAAGAGTTAGCATTACATATGCAGTTAAAATATAAGCCTTCTATTGAAATAGCTGAAGAAGAAGCAATAAATACTGTTTTATCTGAAAATAGATATTACGAAATACAAAAACAATTATACTATGATCAAACTGTATTAGGTGTTTCAATATGTAAAAATACATTTAAACCAGGTTCGGGAATATCAATAGAATATGTTGACCCTGCTAATGTGGTTTATAGCTATACTGAAGACCCTCATTTTCAAGATTGTTTTTATTGGGGTGAAATTAAAACACTTCCAATTACAGAATTAAAAAAAATAGATCCTAGTCTAACAAGACAGGATATGGATGAGATATCTAAATATAGTCAAAGTTGGTACGATTATAATAATACAGCTCAATATTACAATAATAGTTTATTTAGTAAGGATAGTGCTACCGTATTGTTTTTTAATTACAAAACAACACACACTTTTACTTATAAGAAAAAAGTAAACTCAGTTGGAGCAGAAAGAGTAATAGAAAAAGAAGATACTTTTAATCCTACAGAAGAAATGCAGGAAGAAGGTAAGTTCACTAAAGTTTCTAAAACTATAGATGTATGGTATGAAGGTGTAATGGTAATGGGTACTAGTATACTTTTAAAATGGGAAATGGCTGAAAACATGGCTAGACCACAATCTGCATCTCAAGAAGTTTATCCAGAATACATAGCATGCGCACCTAGAATGTATAAAGGTGTTTTTGAATCATTAACAAGACGTATGATTACGTTTGCTGATTTAATTCAGGTTACTCATTTAAAACTACAACAAGTTATATCTAGAATTGTTCCAGATGGTGTTTTTATAGATGCAGATGGATTAAATGAAGTAGATTTAGGAACTGGTCAAGCTTATAACCCAGAGGATGCATTACGAATGTTTTTTCAAACAGGTAGTGTTATTGGTAGAAGCTATACTCAAGATGGAGATTATAATCAAGCAAAAGTTCCTATACAACAATTAAATAGTAGTTCAGGTCAAGGAAAAATTCAAAGTTTAGTTGGTACATATAATCACTATATGCAAATGTTGCGTGATGTAACCGGGTTAAATGAAGCAAGAGATGGAGCAACTCCTGACTCTTATTCTTTAGTTGGTTTACAAAAATTAGCAGCATTAAGTAGTAATACAGCAACAAGACATATATTAGATGCAGGTCTTCAATTAAGTCAAAGACTTTGTACTGCTTTATCAAGTAGAATTGCTGATGTTTTAGAGTATTCTGATTTTAAGGAAGAGTTTGTAAATCAAATAGGAAAGTTTAATGTAGGTATTTTAGAAGAAATAAGCAAGTTATATTTAAGTGACTTTGGAATATTTATAGAAATTGAGCC